AAGGAGATAGAGTAATTCCTACTTTTATTTATAGTGGGTTCCATTTTAATAATTTAGCAAGTCTATTTGCAGGAGATTCAGTAGTAGTAGCGGCAGACTATCAAGATTATACAGTGGGTTCTTGTGAATATAGTAATTCAAATAGAATAGATACGACTGGAACTCCCTGTAATGTTAGAGTAGGTATGCCGGTAAGTGGACTCGGTATTCCTACCGGCTCTACTATAATTTCTATAATCGCAACTTCGGGAACAAATGTAACTGCCTTTAGAATTTCGCAACCTACCACTGGTGGATTTAAAACGGGTCAAACTTTGACATTCGGTTCATTTATTGCTACTGATACTTCTACAAGTCCCGCTAGTAGTCCCGTTGCAGCGACAGGACAGATAACAGTTTTCGACCACGATGCTAACTGCGGAATGACACAGGGACAGTTTGTAACTTTAGTTTCTACTGATGGAACTTCAAAGAATTATGTTATAGTAGATGATACTGAAAGTTCAGTAACTACCGGAGCAGTATTGACTAGTTCAAGTGATTTAGGAACTATTACATTAAGTAGTGTCGGGTTAAGCGCAGGAGTGGCAGTTACACTAAATACTACTGGCTCAGTAGATAATCAGCAAGAGTTTCTAACTCAACTAAAGGCAGCAATAGAACACGCAAACGGCCACAATGGAAAAATTACAGTATCTTCAATAACTGCTGGAAGTTCAGATGAAAAATTTATTACTTTAACTCAAGCAACGGGCGGAGAATCTGGAAATACTGTAATAACTGAAAATGTTTCTAATGTTCAAGAAAGCGGTTTCTTTGGAGGAAGAAACAATTTAGTTAGTGAAAGAAACATTATTGCTGACAGTAATGGAAGATATATTGGAGAAGTTGCTGCTATTGAACATTCGGGCAGTGCAGGTAAAATAGTCTTGATGGATGTAGCGAGAAAAACTAATGGAACTAATTATTATGAGGGAACTTTATTTTCAGTAAGGGAATTAAGAGATTCTTCTAATAACAGAAACAGCATTAGAACTACAACTATTACGGGGCATGGAAAAGAAGGAACTTTTGTCGCTTTAGATAGAGAAATTCAAATGTTGAAATCAATAGTCTTTAATGGATTGGGGCCGAGCCATTATGGTGAAAGCGGTTCATCTTTCCACACAAAACATTCTGAAACAGTAGGGGCTACTACGAATGTTTCTAACTCTTTTAGATTGGCAAATACATTTTTACCAATAGTTTTGGACTCAGATTCAGCGTTAGGACAAACGGAACACTATGGAACTGATGGAGGAACTAAGGTAGGTATTTTTGGTAATCATCCATCTAAAATCTTAGAATACTTAGATTCTATTAAAGGAATAGGAAACGCTGCTGCCCCTACCGACAAGGAAAGTTTGTATTCGGGCTTCTTACCTGTTTTCTTAAATAGATTCGATGTAGAAAATGGTGGAGGCTCAACAATTAGTAGGGGAACTTGCGGAGGCCCAACTACTTCTATTTCCATGCGTAGAGATAGAGGAGATTCTTTTTCTATGGTTGGAATGGCACTTCTAAACGATTTTGCTGAAAGTATAGACGGTATTGGTTCTCATGCTAGTAGAACATATAATGATGATGCAGATGGAGTGATGGTTGGATTTAAACCTAGATTGTATTTAGATAGAACTAATGAAGTCTCAGATACTTCTGTTGGTAATAGGACAGTTTATTATTACCCTGTGGTAGCCTCCACAAATATTTCTAGCGTTACATATTTTGATGAGGATGATGGAGATAATTCAGTTGCCTTTTCTAATATTAATCGTTTATGTTTAGACCTTATGGATTTAACGGGGTGTTATCTAGTTTCTGAAAAAGGACAATTTTATGATAAAAATTATACTGTAAATACTGAAAGTGGAGGATTGGCAAATATTCCTTCTCTCAATGAGCAAACTCCTTCGACTATTGCATATGTAATATCGCATGAGATAGATACTAGCAATGATACTGAAACTCATATCTTAACCTTAGATACTAGATTAGATAGTTCTGCACAATTTTATAGAATTATGCAACCAAACCATACTTGCTTCTATGATTTTTCTCCTAACGAAATCAGACTCAACACCTTATCTTCTGCCTATACTAAAATAAGTGGCGAAGATTCTTGCTATGACCCTAGCGATATTAAATCATATATTGTTAGAAATAAAAGTGCCGGAAGAAGTTTCGATAGATTTCACAACACAGGAGGTAGGGAGGCAGCATTATCTATGTATCTACCAGTAGATTTAGATGCCCAAAGTGATAGTATCTATACTGTAATTAGAGATTGTAATGATATGGGAAGCATCCTTACCCCTAATGAAGAAATAACTATGGCTATTTCTGATGGAGAAGATAGTTACAAGTCTTCAATAAAATATACAGATAATGGTGATGATATTGGTCACTATCTAAGATTTGATAAAATAAGAGAAATGTTGGGAGTTGTTTCTATAAGCGAGCCTATGACTTTAGAAGTAGTGGGAGATTTATCAACAGAAAGTAAAAGGTTAATGATAGGCTCGGTTGCTAATATTTGTTTTGAAGGTGACGATTTAATTAATGATTTATTAGAAACAAATGATATAGAATTTACTAGTGAAGAAAGTAACTTCCCATACTTTTTGGCCCCTCACTATAAAAGCGTAGATTTATTTTCTGCAATTAATTTAATACTAAGTAAAAAAGATAAAACCTTAATCGAAAAACCCTCTACTAAAACGATTTATAATCCAAAGGAATCTACATTTTCTTTAGTCAATGAAACTAGTAGTTCTAATTTCCCTAAAGTTCTTTTCGATGATGACGGAGAGCATCAAATTTTTGAATATAAAGAGGCTAAAAATCTGTTTGATTTTTATAATGAAATTATAGTTTATGGAAATTCACATAAAGGAACTAGAAAAGATTTGCGTAGCGTCCAAAAGATAGGAAGAAAAACTTTAGAAGTTTATGAAAAAGAACTAACTTCTCAAGAAGAAGTCAATAAAAGAGCAGGAGATTTACTTAGAATACATTCAGACGATAATATAAGACTGAATATTACGGTGGGGCATACAAAAATAAGTCAATTGCGAGCCGGAGACATAGTTCAAGTAGAATTAGATAAAGAAGGAATACAATTAGACGATTACATAGTTTTACAGATACAGCACGACTTATTAGGAATGATGCAATTAGAATTAGGTAAATTTAGTAAGCAGTTAGAAGATAGATTTGCAGAATTATTATCTTCAAACAAAAAAATATTTGCTGATATTAGGTCTAAAAAATTCAATGAAAGGTCTACTTCTTTTGATATACTAGATTCTATTGACATTAAGGTTTCTAAATTACTAGTTAGGAAGGTTTCTTCTAGCGGAAGCGCAACACTAGGGTTTGGGTCAGCCCTAAATACAAGCACTACTCCAATGGGATTCAGTGGCGGCTCCACCGATACCATTACAGATTTAGTGGAGGAAGAATTTTGATAACAGATGAAATGAGAAAAGAAGTGCTAACACACATTAAAGACACTTTAGCCATAAGCGGAAAGATAGGATTTGGAGGAAATAGCACAAGCCCTAGAGCCACTGCTTTAGACATTCCTAGTGAAGCCACGGTAGTAATAGCCAAAGAAAGTTCTGATTTGAATATATTAGAAATAAAAGTGACTTGTGCCGGAAGTAATATTACAGGAAAGGTCATAAGGGAATTAGGAATATTCAAGACTGATTCAGAAATGATTGCTAGAGTTAATTTTGACGGTGTGGGGCCATTTACTGCATCCGAAACTCTAGAATTATTCTTAACAATAGAGGTGAACTAAAATGACTAATAGCCCTAACCCACACTATATTTCACAAAATGCTAATGGCTCAAGTATGACTCAGCCGGTAGATAGCGTAGATTTTCCGCATTCGGGATTAATAAAAGCACTTAATCAAATGGCAGCAGGTAATGTTGTTGTGAAAACGGGAACTGATTTTGATACAAATCAAACAGGAGGAAACTTAGTAGTTGCAGCAGGTAAAATATTACGCAATGGTAAATATATCGAAGTTTCTACTAAGACCTTTGCAGATAGTTCTTTGACAACTACTTATGCCAAAGGCTATCATCTTTTGGTTGTGGCAGACGGTAGAGAGGGCGGAGAAAACGCTAATGAATTATATTTGAGACCTCCTACTGCTAATGAAAGAGTTCCGGAATTTAAATTAGGAGATACTATTGTTGCAATGATAGAATATTCTAGTGGAACTTCTGCCGGTTCTAGATTAATTCAATATTTTACTACAAATAAAGAATCAAATAGTTTGAGTATTGCTTATGCTAATTCTAATGTTTATACTCAAGCGATGACAGTAGATGCAGATTCAGATGGAGATGTAACTTTTGAAAATGTAGTTACGGATAAAGATATTATTTTCAAAGTAAGTGATGGTGGAACTCCGACTGAGGTAATGAGAATTGATGGTGAAAATTCAAAAGTTGGAATTGGAACTAATTCTCCGGATTCATTATTACATGTTGCGGGAACAGGTATTCCGACTATAAAACTTCAAGATACTGATACTGCTGGTGGGTTCGGACATTTAGAAGTAAACGGGGCTGCTTTATTTATTGAAAGTTATGATGAAGATGGAACTGAAGGACAGATATTGTTTAAAAATGCCACTACTGAAGCGATGCGTATAAAAGAAGATGGAAAGGTGGGAATTGGAACATCTACACCTTCTACTAAAGTAGAAATAAAGGGAGATACCACAATTTCAAGAAGTGTTGATTCGGGACAAACAAGAACGCTAAGTATCGAAGGGGCAAGAAACGCAACGGGAACTGATTACGCTAGAATTGATTTTAAAAATCATGACTCCAATGGCCCTACTTCATATACAGGCGCAAGAATTAGTGCAATTAATGAAGATGATGGGGTTAATGATGGAAGTTTAATATTTTCAACCAATAACGCAAATGCAGGAATAACAGAGAGAATGAGAATTAATGATGCAGGAAATGTTGGTATTGGAACAGATAGTCCTGAAACAACGCTTCACCTGAAATCTTCTGCAACATTACAACCTAGATTATTAATTGAAAATACTAATACTGATGATGAAGAACCCATGCTTATTCTTAGAAAAAACAGCGCAACTCCTAATGCTTTAACGAATCCTGCATCATTCACTGACGCTACTTGCGATACTAACCATACAACGGGATTATCTGATGGCGCAAGCACAAGTGTTAGACATATTACACATAATGCCAATGCCAATATTGTTGTAGGTTTGACCGTTTCGGGAACAGGTATTCCTTCGGGTGCTACCATTGTAGCAATAAATAACTCTACTTGTTTTACATTAAGTGCTGATACTACCGCTACAAATACAAACACAACTCTAACTTTTGTGAGTGCAGAAGTTGATGATTTAGGAATTATTAGATTTGAGGGAGAAGATAGCACAGGGGCAAACACTCTTTATGCTCATATTCTTGCAGAAGCAAGAGGAGTAACAAACACTCAGGAAGCAGGTAAAATAGGATTTAATTGTCAGCATCAAGGAACATCAAGAAGATTATTTTTAATTCAAGGAAATACTACTGCTGGCGCAACAGTAATGGTAAATGACGGGCAGCAAGATTGTGATTTTGTCGTAGAGGGAGTAGGGAATGCTCATCTATTAAGAACCGATGCGGCTAATGATAGAGTAGCAATAGGCCATAATAGCCCTACTGCTACATTAGATATGCTTACGGGCGGGACTTTTAGAAATACTAGATTACTTACAGTTTCAGTTTCAGCAAGCACTACTTTAACTGAATCCGCCCACGCAGGTAGATACAATATATGTGCAGGAAACATAACTCTACCATCAACATCTACTGCTGGTGAACATTATGCTATTTTAAATACAACAGGGGGAGATATTACTATTGGTCGAAATGGGAATAATATAAATGGTGCTGGTTCTGATGTTACTTTGGGAAGTTTCAAAGCAGCAACATGTATTGCAATTGGCTCTAACAATTGGATGGTAGTTGGTGTTTGATGTATATTATTTTAACAGGTTGCGCTCAACAAAATGTTGGAACGGCACTTCTTATGGCGTTTGATGCTGGTGGAACTGACGCAGTAGATATTTTTGCAACAGCAGGTTCGGGAGTAGTTTCTACTTTACTCGGAGAAATTGATATAACTGCTTCTGCTAGTGGTGGAGATGGAAGTTATTCTTTTTCATGGACTGTTACTGAAGCAGATGACCCGACCAATTCTTTTGCAGTTAATTCTTTAGGAGTAAGAAATAATTCTAGATATAATTCATTAACAATTAACGCCACTATACCGGCAAATGTCTTTGACCCTCCGGAAACGGCAATTTATACGCTTAGATGCACTGTTACTGATGGAACGGGTAGTTCTAATTTTGTTGAAAAAGACATAATTCTAACGGTCCATCCAACATGATTGAAACGATGCCAAACAAAAAGCGTTTAGTTAAAATATATATTACTTAGTTAGTATTTTTTTGTAGAAAATACTTAGTCTAAAAATTTGCTATCTGGTCGAAATTTCGCCATAAAAAAAATTTGAGCCGGAAACCCACTAACTAAAGTGAGCCTCCGACTCTTTTTACAAACTATTTTTCAGACCAAATGCCTTTACAATTTCTGCATTCCCAAAGTTTTATTTTACTGTTAGACCCCAAATAAAACCCTTGCATTCTTTTTGCAATGGTATGTTCTCCACAATATTTGCATTCTTTTCTAAGGGCCACGATTCTCATCTTCCCTCATTAATCGTGCAAGGTATTCTTCTACGGTATCATCGGAAAGTTTTGAACCTCCGAAAGCCGCAAAGAATAGCAAAGTCACGATAATCAAAAAGATGATTAGGCCAAACCATTCTGCTGTTGTCATTACCAATCAACTCCTAATTCCATGTATTTTTCTTTTTCTGTCGAGAAGGCTTTAACGAATCCTTTGTCTTTACCATATTTCCATAGGTCATAGACTAATTGTGTATCCTTCAGACAATACTCCACAACTTCAGTATGGTTTCCCTGTTTCCAAAGTTTAGGTGCATCTGCGCTATCCATTAATTTTGCATCAGATAAAGAACACTTAACTAAATTTTTTAATTGAAATCTTTCTCCATGTTCTTTAACTAGAATTTTGCTAGTATCAATGTATTTTTGTTCATTTAGATATTTGTGTATGCAATAAATATCCATTGAATCTCTCAGTATTGGAAGGTCGAAAGCGGCTATGTTGTGTCCCAAAAGAATCCCACCTTTTTGTAGGTGGTCATCTAAATCAAATTTCAATTGAGATAATGGCTTAGTTTCCACACCTGCTTTAGCAAAAGAATCTACGGGTTCATCAACATAAACGCTTCCACTTTCTCCATTCCATGTAGCCACAGTAGAAACTTTGAACATATGAGTATTTCCAAACCCGCCTATTTCATAGGACATATTTTTTGTTTCTAAATCTAGGGCTAATACTGACATACTATCACTTATCCGATTTACTTGAAGTCCAAAGTTTAGCAAGTTGTTCTGCCTTTTCATCTTTGGGTTCTTCTTCAATATCTGTTCTGCGTTTTAGAAACACTACTATGTTAGTATTGGCAACTGCAATCATAGCAGAACATTCCCAACCTTCTTCTCCATAAGTATTCAATGCCTCAATAATTACCTTCGGGCCTTTTGCTACATCAAATACAAGGAAGTGGTTTTCCCATATCATTTCTTTTCATCTCCTTTTCTAAGCCTTACAAATACAGACCTTCCCACAGTATCAACTTCAAATTTACTTTCAATAATCTTCCAATCTCTATAACATTGCGCTCTAGATATTCCTTTGCTCTGAACTCTCTCAAATAATTTTGGTTTACTTACATATCCGTCCGTGTTTTCCTTGTCATTCTTTATCATTTCACGATATTCCTGTATAAAAACCACAGACTTATTTTGGATAAGGGCCGACTTTTGTATCTTTAGGCTTCGTTCTAGCCACTCTACCAATGTGCTATAACATTGTTGGGTTAAAATATATGCCTGTCTAACGTGTGTTGGAGTAACCACGAACTTTTTTTCTGCTATGCAGCATAAGACTGAGAGTTTCAATAGTTGAACATTATTTCTTGTCATAAAGTTTTGAGCAATTTCTCTTACTTCCGGCCTACAAGACTTTACATATTCTCTCATTTTCTTATACTCATTAATTAGAGCATCTGCAAATCCCTCGCTATATGTTACAGTGCAAAAAGCATCTTCGCCTACTTCTAAAAATCTCGCTTTTACATTTTTATATATGTTGAATAATGCCTTAGCGAATCTTTCAGTATCTAAGTTGGCAACTACTCTTTTTCCCGATTGCTTTAGTTGTAGCATTCTCATTTCATGCTGTTCTTCTTCGGGAACCTCTCTAACATATACTAGCATTCTTTGTAGAACTCCTTTTTCTGCAATCACAGATTTCAAATGTTTTGGAATGTAAGTTGTAGCCCAAACTGAACGCTGACACATACATTCCATCAAATGTCCTTCCTTTAGTTTCTTAGTGATTATCCAAGATTCTCCTTCTAAAGTGTTCATCAAAGTATTTAGATAAACAATAATATTTTCTTTATGTTGGCTTTGTTTAAAAACACCGGAATATTCAAACTCATCCCAATGTGCTAAACCGTTCCCTTCTAAAGAACCCGACCTTCTTTCATAGATAGGTTCATCATTTTCATCTAAGTCTTTTAGCCTTTCATAATATCCTATCAGTGCAGCATCCGTATATTCTACAACATCGAAATTATCATACCTTTTTGGAATATACACTTGGGTAGAATCTGTTCCTGCTGTTCCTTCAAATTCATTTATTCTTTTATGTAAAGATTTGCTAACCGGCCCCATGAAATTCCATAGTGTGCTTTTTCCTGTTCCGGAGGTTTGCATCCAGCAAAAGTGTATCCTGCTATCTTCAGTATTCTTGCCTCTAGGTATTCTAATAAAGTCTTTAACTATTTGACCTAGTAAACTAAAGAAAGAAGCCATTGCAGGAATATCGTTTTTATGGGAGACTGTTAGAACAGTCTTTTTCCAATCTTCTACTATGCTTGGCATTGTTTCTGTTAGTGCCACTCCATAATATTCTTCGGGTATTTCTATCTCATCTTCATAATTCATATTTTCACCTTACCTTCATTGTTTAGAACTTTAATTATTCTGTCGGCTACGGTAGTTCCAATTCCGTCTATAATGCACAACTCCTCAATAGTCTGTTCTCCTATTTCCATAATAGAGCCAAACTCTTTTATTAATTCCTTTGCTTTTTTTATTGATACGCCTTTTATGCTAGTTAGTAAATCTAATCTTAAATCGTCTGTTGTTATTCTCTTGAATACTTCCGGTCTTATCACTTCTCTTTCTATCGGTTTCATTTTACATATTGCTGTTATTATTTTAGCCGCCTCTCTTTCCGTTGGAACCCAAAACGCTTTACAATCTGTATCCAAAGTTATTCTTCCTATTGCCCCTAAAAATTTATTATTAAGCATTACAGACCTAGCAGGGCTAGGTAATTTAGACTTGCTATTTTCCATTATATTAATAATGGCCTCGTTAAGTGAACCATAAATAATTACAATGTTATGATTATAATGCCTATCCATGTTATCTATCTGAGTCCATATTCTTTTTGACATTACAGAACTAATAAAATCTGTAACAGACTTTGCCTCAAAACAAACATCATCAAACACGTAGTCTCCAATTTCAAGCCATCTTTTTTCTGTTTTAATATTTAGAGACTTGGCCTTTTTTTCTACCAAGTCTACAAGTAGAGAACCTTTCTTTTCTCTACTGTCTATCACTAACATAAAAATCACTTAACTTAGTTTGTCCTTCTATTATCAATCCGAAATTATCTAGTGTTAATTGTTTCATTCACACCACTCCAAACTTTCTTTTGCCTTCCGAATGTATTCCCTTGCTTTTTCGGGATTTCCTTTCAGTGCTTCTTCTAATGCGTTATCTAAACATATACTTGCGTGTGTTAATCTATCTATATTCATTCTTTCACCTCATGTGGGTATCTCCAACATTTTCCAATGCAATACCCTTCGGGAATCAATTTTGTTTTACAGTGTGGTGCGGTATATTCACCGAATACTGTAAAACGGGCATGTTTCCTAGTCTCCCCCTCATCCCAATCTAACCAAACATCATCATGGCTTTCTGCTATCCATTTTATTTCTTCTACTACTTTATCTAGAATTTCTTGTTTGTCTGAATTACTTAATCCTTTTCTGCAACCGGACAACAAATCCCTATACCAAGAAACAAGATAGGCTCTAGCCATATGGCTAGGATTCTCAACCATAATCGCACTATGTAAGCAAGGCAGTATCGGCAACCTATCTTTAAAAACTGTCGCTACTACTTCGCCCTCCACAGCCTCTAAGGGTTTAGACTTAGGCCAAGATATTTTTGTATCTCCCATTATTCTTTTTGGTATGAGTCTAGGTCTTTCTGCTAATCTCAAAATATGGTTTAGTCCTCTCGCTAAATCTTCATAGAATATAGGAATACAATAGTAAGGTATTCCTTTTTCATTTCTACTAGACATATTAACAGTATTTGGAACCCTTCTCAATCTAGTAGATTGCCCTACTCTATCATCTAGAGTGATTTCATAATTAGTATTCTTTTTCAAATATTTTTTAATTATTCTAAAATATGCTTGAATGTCACGTATGTCATTAGTTACTTCTCCATACAAAAAGAGATGGAATCCCCTACCCGAAAAGAAACAAGAATGCTGAATATCATTAGTGATAACGTATTCCATTACCATCTTCAAATCTTCAAAGGCATTTTCTAAGTCATCTCCGTGTGCATCAAAATCCAAAAATATTTTATCTAGTATTACGCTAGAATCTACTTTAGCCATTTCACTAAAATGCTCAAAGTCATAGACCGTAGTATAAACATTCGTGCGATTATTCTGCGCCCTTACAAACGCAGTATATTCACTCTTAGTTTTCACTATTTTCCTTTTCATCTGAGGGGCGTTCTTTATGTGACTCCCCGCCCATACTTCTCTCGGAAACTTCATTTTTATCACCAAAATTAACTGTTGCATTATTTAACATGTTTCTCACGGTATCTGCTACTTCTGCTCTTAAAACAATATAAACGTGTTGCTTCATCACATCTTCAAAAACTTCGCCAATATAAGTTTCTTTAATTCTAATTTCTCTAATTAAATCAAACTTTTCCATTAGTTTCATTTCTTCGTATATGTCAGTAGCAATGCCCTCTATTGTTTTTTTTAAATCTGCTATCTCATTAAAAGACCAATTTCTTGATAATACTTTTTTCTTAATTAAATCATTCATACTGTCACCTCTCTTTCCAACTTCATTGATGTTCCCTCTCAAAATTTTTGCGATTAATGTGTATTCCTAATCTTGTAGGAATAACGACATTTGCATTACATTTATCACAACACCTACCACTATTAACGGGTTCAGCATTATGACCGCTATCCCAATACATTTTTCCATTATGATATTTTTTGTCTATTTCTTTTCCACATATACTGCATTTCATATTATCACACCCATGTATCATTTTGCGCTTCATCACATATTCCAAAATAAGAACAATGAGCGCATGTCCTGTAAAAGAATTTAGCCGGAAATAATTCTCTCTCATAAGCATGTATTAACCTAGCAATGCTTTTTAAGACCGAAGTTGTAGAAACAGATTTTACCTTTTCTACATGAATAAAGTTGGATATTGGATAATACCAAGACCAATGTGTAACTTCTATATTGGGTTCTAAACCTGCTTGTCTTAATACACTCTCAGTCGAGTTATCAATCAATAACTTGTAAAATGCCATCTCTTTTCTCATGCTAGAGAACTTAGTATCTTTCCATGCCCCTGTTTTAAACTCCATAGGAATATATCCATTACCTTCTTTGAATACCCTATCTATAATTCCTTGTAAATGTATTTTGTAATCCCGTCTTAAAGGGAACTTGGGGTCTGTATCCGAATGTATGATTATTTCACAATCCAATAGTCCTTCGTTACAAGCAGGTAAAAATTCTTCTACTTTGTTTTCTAACTTGGCTTCTGAAAATCTATTTGCCTCAAATGCAGCAATCGTTAGATATTCGTCAAAGTAATCGTCTATTGGAAATAGACCTGTGCAATAATCCAGTAGTTCGCTGTGCGACATACTTTCTGCCTTTTTTATATCGAACTCGTTAAAGAAATCCTCTCTAGCATTGTGCATGTAAGTTCCTTTACGCATCGCTTCGCTTTGGTCTTGAGGCAACCTTTGAATATATCCAAATTCGTATTTTTTAGGACACCATAAATGGCTCATCATAGAAGATTTAGTTATCTTCAAAATCGGCTTATCTTCATCCTCATAATTATCAGCATTCCACTGATAAGTATATTCATTCATTTCTTGTATTTCATTTTCATATGTCATTAATAATCACCACCCTCATTTAATATATTATAGGCTTTACCTAAATGCTTTCTTGCTAACAAAAACCCTTCTATGATTATTTGAGGGGTATCCTCATCTTGTCTTAATTCATAAATTTTCATATCTATATCATATATTATTTCTTCTAACTCTTTCATATTACCACCAATCTTCAAAACTAGTTTGTATTCTTCCGGTTCTAATCGCATCAGTATTCCATCCCATCGCTTTGTATATGGGCTGTGCCTTTTTGATTACAACATTCGCATAATAATTTAGGTCGGGATTAACCTCTTTAAAGTCATCTAAAGTAGTTGCTGAATAATATTCTGCCGATTTTTTCTCATCTGTTAAAGGATGAGTGAAAGTATCTGTTGGTTTGACTTTCATAAATAGAAATGAATCATCATAATCCATTCCCATTTTTTCTCTACCGTATAAAATACCGGCTACACCCTCGCTCAGTGTCGGTCTTTTATTTTGTAGAGTTACGAATTGTTTCTTTAAAGTGCCACACTTCTCACAAAAATTTATAGAATAGCAGTTTTCCAACTTGTATTTTTTATTGCATTGTGGACATTTTACCGTAAATCTATCTACCTTTAGACGACTTCTTTTAATAATATCCACTTTAGAAAAATCGCTATTTATTATAGAAAGGTATTTTGAATTTAGCCAAGAGTTTATTTCTTTGAATGAACAGTCATTCAACCACATTTTTAGGACTTGCATCTGAATCTCCTTTGCTAAAGGGGTTTCTGATATTCGCTTTGCTGTGAAACCTGTCATGACAAATTCCGGACTTTCTAAATCGTATCCATCCTTCCATGAAATTAATCCGGCATTTCTATTTTTAGTTGCGCCCACTCCTAGCCTAGAATAGTATTTTTCAAATTCTAAAACTACGGGATGTTCTGCTAAACCTAGTAGATTAGGAAAAAGTTCCCTTACATGATTATTTATTTCTACAACTGCGACCTTTGCCTTTTCAATAGAATCCATTTTTACATAGATTGAATCTGTATGCCCATAAACCACTTTCATCAAATACACCTACACATTATCTTTCAACTCCGGACAATTTCCAAACTGCAACTTTAACATTAGGTCTAGACACTGTATGTTTAACCGTTGTTCCTACTCTTTCAAAATAAGGATATTTATTTAGTATTTGAGCAAGTTGTCCCTTTGTTGGATTTCTTCTATAATTTTTGCCAGTAAAACTTTTTTGATTTAATAACATAACATGTATTTCTTTTGTGGTT